ACCAGAAGGTGGCGCTTTCATTAAAATTCTTCCTTGCGTTTTCTGAGGCTCCGGGGTAAGCCTGTATTTTTCCGTGGTTTTTTATCGAATGAACCAGGCGGGCGGCCGGCGCGGCTGGCTGGACGGCTGGCGGTGCATACCTCTAAGTTGGCGAAGGGCAGATGGACAGGGTCAACAAGTTTCATAATAACTACCTTGCCGCTATATACGGGATTGCCTCTAAGATCCCAGCGGCTGTCGCAGGTATAACAGATAGAGCCGAGGGACGGGAAGGCATTGATAAGGAAGTGGTCCATGGTGGTGGTTCCACGGCAAACGGGACAACGGGAAAACAGCTCCCTGAGCGGCAAGGATGGGGGCGGTACTGGCGGGGCGGGCGGGCGGGGTGTGTGACAATTCATTTAATACCTCCATGATTTAATATCAAATAGATAACGCCTGTGGTCAGGGCTGTGAGTACAATGCCGACAAGGCCGTAAACTATATTGCGCACAGGGGCAAATTCCGCATTAAATTGCTTGCAGGTGAGGTAGTTCTTGTCGATTTTTTCAGATAGGGATTTAATATCGACCTTAATTTCAGCGGTATCCTGCCGGATAAAAGTTATGGCAGTTGCTAAAGCTTCAATAGTGTCATCAGGCATAATTACTCCTTCATGCGGGGAACCTCATAGAGTAAACAGGGGCATCGGCGGCCTGGGGGTTGACCAGGTAGCCTGTGAGGCCGACGAAGAAAATAACATCAGGGACAAGGTCGAGGAGCTGGCTTAATACGCGTGCCCCGTTCTCTCCTGTGGTGACTTCGATATGGGGATAGATGGCGGTGATGTAGATGGAGCGAGACTTATAGGTGAGAGTGCCGCCGACGGCCTGAAGTATCAGGCCTGCGATATCGTAAACCGTGAAATCGGAATTGACTCCGTTCCATTCGATGGGACGGTTGAATGTGTAGTGTTCCAGCAAGCCCCAGGCATCGATGGCGTGGATGGCGAGGTAACTTGCGCCGGGGATGCGGGAACGTTCGAGGCTTTCAACGTAATATTTGCCTGTAGTGGAGAGCATATCAGCATCGGCGTGGTAGCCGATTGAAAGGGTGACCTGACAGCCGCGGCGTAACTGGCCGACGGCGGTGGCGTCCCCGGAGCCGGTGACATCATAGGCGCTGGCGGCATTGGATAAGAGGACATCAAGTTTCGAGGTGGTAAACGGCCTGACGGTTTCCTTAATGGCGATAATATCTGCGATTGGCAAAGCATAATCAGTACCGGCGCCGGCACCCGGGGTGGGGGGAGTCCAGCCGCCTGTGAATGGGGAACGCCAGACCTGGTTGGGTGCGGTGGCGTAGATATAAGTGCCGTCACAGGCCAGGGCGAGTCCCTGCGGGGCGTAGGTGTCCAGAGGCCAAGCCCTATCCCAATCCATGGCAGCAAAGGGAGTACCGGTACGCAGACTATAGAACCATGGTGAATTGGTTTTTGCGAAGCTATAGATTGCGCCGAATGTTGAATTATAGGTAAGGAAAGGGTCGTCAACGCCGAGGGTATCGGCGACTGACATCTGCGTAACGGATGACATTCTTTCGTACCATGTAGGCTGGGACTTGGCACGGCCCTGAGTGTGGAACTGGCGCAGCTTTACGGCGGCGGTGAAAGATACTTTGGCCTTAGAGGCATTCAGCCACTCCCAGCCGCTCCATGTACCTGCGGTATAAGAGCCGCCATCGCCGTAAACGCCGCGGGCGATGCGGACGTTTGAGCCGTCCAGCATGGTGGCGATGATATTCCAGTCAGAATTATAGTAGAGAGCGACACCCGATATCTCGAAATCGCCATAGATTTGACCAAGGCCTGATGACCATGTGCCGCCGCTGCGGATCTGGATATAGAGGCTGCTGGGGTCATTGAAGTTGGAGGCATGGACGACTCCCAATTTGGAGCCGTCGGCGCTGAAGGCGGCGGCGATGCCCTGTTCGCCCGGGCGGGCATTCGCCATGGAAACCCAGGAGCCCCACGACGCGCCGCTATTGGTGGAGGTGATGCGGAAAAGGTTGACGCCATCATCGGCGAAGATGACGACCTCAGTCCCATAGGCGGCGATAGCGACACGTGTGGTAGCCGTGATAGTGCCGAGGTTTGTCCAGGCGGCCTGCCAATCATCCTCGGCGGAAGGGGAAGTGACGCGTTGGAAGTAGACCCTGCTGGATTTAGCCATGACACGGCAGACAGAGCCATCGGCGGGGATGGCGACTGCGTGGTTAAGGCCGTAGGTGGTGGGGTCGTCCACCCGGGTGAGGCGTTCCCAAAAGGAATCAGTCCATTTAAGCTCCGTGGGGTCGATGGCGGCGGGGTGTCCGAAGCTGGCAACATCGACCCTGTAGACAGGGACGCGCTTATTAGAGGTGCGCTGGGCGACATCGAATTCGGTGCTAAGAGCGCGCAACTTTAACTCCTGTAACGTCGTGGAAGACGGCATTTGCGGGTGTAACGAGCCCTGTTTCAATCAGGCATTCATAGCACAGGAATTCGATATCGACTGCCTCAGGGGTGGTGCGATCAACGGCGACAAGGTTCAAGGCCAAGGCGCACCTTGTGCATTGGAAGCGGAGGAGGTTAAAGGTGTCCGGCATGGCTTCTCCTTTTTACAACGGTGGATGGGGTATTCATTTTTTCAATAAATCCATATCCCGGCGGACGGTGCGCTGTGACACTTTCAGAATTGCGGCAATCTCAGGGAGCGACCTGCCCTGTTTATGCAGGGTATCTACTTCGATTGCCCTATGCAGTAAGCGCACGTTCTGCTTGAAAGCGGGCATATCTTCCATGCAGACGGGCAAGGGGCAATCGAGGCAAACAGGAAAGAGCTTGCAGCCGTGGTCTTTGTGATCCACAACAAGTGGGTCTTTGGCTTTGCGCAAAATAAACCTCCTTTAGTTTTTGGAGGCAGCGGCGCGGGGGGATTGCCGCGTCGCTGCGCTCCTCGCAATGACAGCTATAAAAGTTTCACGTAGTCCCAGCCGACCTGGGTGGGGGTGAAAGAGCCGCTGCCGTAGATCGACCAGTCCACGGTCTTGCCGGATAGCTGCGATAAACCATCCTGGGCGGAATAAAGCTCATTGAAGTAGGAAACGGTGCTGCGCAGGTGCTCAAAGGTGGTATCGGAGCAGGCGAGGCCGTTGGCTTTCTCGTAATCCTTTTTCAGCTTGAGCATATAGGCGTGATAGTTGGCGGCCTCGGCCGGGGTGGGGGGCTTGGCGAGCTTGGTCTGGTATTTGAAGGCCTCGATGAAGAGTTCGACAGATTTATCTACCAGGCGTTTCGCTTCGTTTAAGCGCTCGGCGCGGGGGACCTCGCGCAGGTCAAAATTACACATGAAAGGATAGAAATAATAGGCGCGGCTGAGCGGGGTGACTTCCACGCCGTCCTTGCGGGAGCGTTCCTCGGCGGCGCCGATAACGGCGTCGATATCAAGGGGGACATAGGCGCTGGGGGCGGGGACGGTGGACAGGGAAGCCGGAACGAGCGGCGCGGCGGCTTGCGTTGACGCGGCGCCCTCAGCTTTTGGGGATGCGGCCTTCGCGGCGATGCCGACGACTTTGACCTTTTCCTTGTCGATACTGCCCTGGACGACGGTGTAGATGATGCCAACGATGGTGATCAGCACAGGGCCGAGGACATCAACGAGGAACTGGCCGATAGTGGCGGCCTTGGCGGGATCGGTGATAAAGAGGCCGGCGGCGGCGGCAGCCAGGGTGAGCAGGGTAACGATGATTTTCTTGTAACCATCTAAGGGGGTAGTTTCCATTTCTTTCTTTTCTCCTCGGGCGCAGCTAAAGCAACGCCCCTACGTTTTTATTCGCTTATATCGAAAACGCATAAAGCGGTGGGTATGGGTTTACCTGCCTTGCGGTAATGACCGGCAAGGTGTTTGGCGGCGGCGATGATGAGTTCGGGATCCGCGATAACACGGTGTCCGTCGATGCCGTAGCGGGATATCAAGAGGACCGCCCTATCGGCCAGCGTCCAATCGACGGTCTGCTCATCTTTGGCCGGTGATCCGAGGGTTTTAGTATGGTGAGGGAGCTGCCAGGTAGAGGCATCGTCGACGTCGGCGAAAATGGCGAAGGCATGCATGGGGAGGCCGTCCTTGAGAAGGGGCGCGGGCGGGTTTGCGGGCGCACCTGAAGGAACGCCCCTACGGGGGGTCGCGCGGGCGATGACGCTTTTGGGTCTGGCTTTTCTTTCTGACATAGTTATTCCTCCAAAATAAGGCTGGTGGTTTTTAACTGCTTCTGAATTGAGCCGATAGTAAGCAATTTCTCAAAGGATGACATCTTGGCCTTAGCCTGGGCGGCAACAAGCTTCGCTTCCTCTTTATAACCGGCGGCGTTCTGCTGATAATGGCGGCCTTCCATGATATGAGCGGAAGCGGTATCAACGTGAATGCCGGCGGATTGAATATAAGCAGTGCGATTGTGGCTAAGTTCGGCAGCAGTCCTGGTATAGCTATCGGCGGCGGCGATATACTGCGCACCCGTGGCGATAAAAGCGTTCCGCTTGTCGTCCAAAGCCTTGATATGGGCAAGTTCAGCATGGGCCTCCGCTATATTCTGAGCTGCCTGCTGCATAAAGTTAGCGGCCTCCTGGTTATAGGCGTTGGCGGCGTCAATATCCATGCCGGCATAAACTGCCCACTTGCCACTTGGGTCGAGGCCTATATTGGCAGTAGGGATATAATCATCGCCGGAAGCCAGATCGGTCACAGCAGCGGCGATGCGAACGGTGGCGGCGCCGGTAGCGGTAGTTGCTGCTGTAAGTGAAGTGGTGGCCGATGTGATGCGGGTGGCAACATCGGTAAGCTTGTCGGCGATAGCGGCATCAATGCTTCCGCCTGCCGTGCTGATGGCGGAGGCCAGAGCGGCAAGGGCGGCGGTGAGCTGAGTACCGGCGCTGGCGAGCTGAGTGGCGATATCGGTGGCCACTCCGGCCGCGCTGGTTAAATCAGTTTCCGCCAGTGTGACTTTGCTGGAAACTTTAGCGAGAGCGGTGGCTGATAGAACGAGAGCCGCGCTGATTTTGGCGACAAGGGTTGTATCAGCATACTGTTCCAGGGCATAGGCCAGAGCGCCAAGAGAAATAAGATTGCTATCCTTGACATTGAAAGTGCGGGAAGCATCAGTAAGAGTGTGAATGCCGCTCCAATAGATATAGCAATTAGCGGCATCGCCGTACTCCTCCATGAAAAGAGTATCCTGGACTAAGGTAAAAGGTTTGAAGGTGGGGGGTTTAACTGCGATGGGGAATTCCAGCTTATCGACTGAAATTCTGCCGGTAAGCGAGGCGATGCTGATGGCGTAGTCGTTAAGCACGGTGGCGATGGTAGCTTTCTGCTGGTAGGGATGATGCAGGGAATAGGCTGACACGGAGCGTTCAATAGCGCGCTGAAGCGCAGCATCCGCCCAGGCGGGGGTCCCGACGGGATCGCCGAGGTCGATGCGCAGTTGAGCCATCATGTCTGCTAAGTAAGTCGCCATTTTTATTCACCTGATAATTAAGTTTTCTGGTAGCGGGTCAGGGAGTCGCGCCCTGTTCTCCGGCTTATGAGGCCAGCGGATTACTCTTTTCCTTACCCGCGCCGGTGACTTTGCGGGGAGCGGCCGGGGGGATAAAGGCCGGCCGCTCCCAGATACAAAAGGAGGTGGTATCTTAAAGGGAGGACAAGTCCCCTTTAAGCCGACAGGACTATGACGTTGGACAGGTTAAAGGCGATGGTGTCCGCGGTGAGGGCAAAGCCGATGACGGTCTTGACGTCGTTGGTAGTGGTGGGAGCGGTTTCCGTGACATCGCCGCTGGCCGAACCTTCAGCCAGATAGATAAGAGCGCCAGGGGTAGCGCCTGTGTAACCTTTGACGACGCAATTGGTGGCAACGGGGATATAATCGCCGATCGCGCCGCGTTTCAAGGCTACGACCTGGGGATTGATAACACTGGAGACAGTGGCGAGGGCAAGTTTCCAGCCGCTGGAATAGCCGAGGATATCGCCTTCCTCACAGGCCTGCGCCAGCAGGACGGTAGCGCCGGACGGGCTGGGAGCCTGGATAACCTGTCTGCCTACTCCGGGATCTGCGAATGCCATTTAATTACTCCTTTACTGCGAGGACAGATTGCCGCGTCGCCTGCGGGCTCCTCGCAATGACAATTTAACTAATTACGCTATGCCGATGAGGGCGGCGCAGGAAAGCTGGGAAAAGAGGACGAGGCCGCAGTACATCTTGATGCGGGTGCGGGTGGCGTCCTTGGTTTCGAGGTCGCCTATATTGATGACCTGCATGCCGCCGCCGCCGGTGAGGCCGCAGAGCGCATCCTCGCCGAAGCGGATGGCGTAGATAGTGTTGGAAGCGCCGCCGGTCATAGCGGTTTCGACGGAGCCGCTGACGGTATGGGCGACCTTGATAAGGTTGCTGGTCTGGATAGGGATGCCGTTGTAAGATTCGACCTGGGCGCCCAGGACATTGGTCCACTGCAGGTTGTTGCCTGCGGCGCGGGAGAGGTCGGTGAGCTTGCGGCGGGTCTTGGCGCACATGAGCAGCAGGTCGGGTTTGCCGCCGATAACGGCATCAATGAGCTGGTCAACCATGGTAAGTGTGAGCGTGGCGCCGCCTGACGCTCCCGCGGCGATGAGCTGGTCGGAGGCAGTGCCGGTATCGATGAGCTTGATGAGGCCGTCGAACTGGTTGGGGATAAGGGTATTGTTGCCATAGAGCAGTGTGAGTTCCAGCTCGTTGCGGATGGCCTTGGTAGTCATCTCAATAGTGATAGACTGTAAATCATTGATATTGGAGCGGGTCTGTTTGGCGTAGTTATCAACGTCGGCATTCTGGCCGAGGATGTAGAGGGAAGCCGTCTTCTGCGTGAAGGTGAGATTCGGGCTGGTAGACCAATCATCATTGGCGCCGTGCCATTCGGCCAGGGGGTTGGTTAATTCCCTGTTATAGGTGAGGGCGTTGCCGTTGATCTCCACCCAGGGCAAGAGCTGCAGCAGGGGGTTATCCTTGATGATGGTTTCAATGACGCCCGCTTTCATGACGTCGTTACTGAGCTTGGCATATTCGGTTAAAGTTGTGGCCATAATTTCTCCTTAGAACTATTTCGCCTTGCCAGCGGTTTCGATGGCGTATCTGATTTTTTCGGGGCCGGACATCAGGGACGTATCGGGGCCGGAGCGTTCGGGGGCACCGGCGGGGACGATAACGGCTTTAATATCAGCCTGGAGCTGGGCGCGGATCTTAGCCGCGATGTCATTGACCTTTTTCGCGGATGCCTCGATATCCTGAATAGTGACGCCGGGCAGGCAATCCTCTGAGAAAACAGCGGGGTTGGTGCTGATCAGCAGGTTGCGGTAGGCGGTGACGGCGCTATCGTGCGAACCCTGCAGGGCTATAAGGTCGGCGTGACGCTGGGACAGGATTTCCACTGCGGCGTCGTTCTCCGCGACGAGCGCAGTGATGCGTTCGTTAAGGGCGGCCGCTGAGTTTATTGACGGCGCGGGTGGGGGGAGGGGCGGGGAATCGACAGATTGATTCGCCGCGGTATCGACAGATTGCCGCGTCGCTTCGCTCCTCGCAATGACATTTTTGGGGGCGATGACGCTTTCGTCTGGAGTAGTGTTTTCCTCGGGCATGTTGTGTTCCTCCTATTTCAAAGCTAAACCGGCATATCGGCGGCAATTGCTCTCTCTCGCGCGCCGCCTTGTGTGGATTGAGCTTTCAAATCATTATTTTGCTTGAGTATCAAGCCGCGTTCCTCAAGCCATCTATCAAATTCGAGTTGGGTATCGCGCACGCCGAGGTTATCCATGGCGGTGCGCCTGCAATGAACGCCGGACTGGACCAGAAGCTGCTCGTTTTGAGCGTCGTTGGCTTTGTCATTGGGGATGACCGGCGCCCATAGGACGCGGTGGGAAGTGAGGGTAAGGTCCTGTCCGGCGAACTTGGCCCACAATTTCAAAATCAGTTTGTTGCGGCGTTTATAAACATTGGTGCGGATAAGCCGCTTGCGCAGCACCTTCTGATGAAGGGACTGGAGCTCGACCTGGAGCGCGACGCCGGACATCTGGGCATTGACGCCGCCGAAGGCCGCGCGGGGGATTTCAGAAACGTCGTGCAGCGAGCGGTAAACCAAATCTATAAAGTCGCAATGCAAACGGATACCGCCGCCCTGCAAGAGGTCCAGCAGGTAGGCCTTGGTATCGGGAGGGATATTCCATACCTGGCCTGGGGAAACCTGTATTCCCTCGGAGGACTCCACGCCCTCGAGGACGGCGATGGGGTTACCCGAGACTTCGAGGATGCGCGAGAGCTGCGACATGGCGCGGTTCAGCTCCTTCTGCGACTCCATCAGCGAGGGAATATCCGACACGCCCCAGAACTGTTTGGGCTTGCGCAGGTTGGGGAAGATGACGAAGGGGATGAAGCCGTAGGGGTTGGACTTCTTTTCCAGCACATCATTATCGATAAAAAGCAGGAAATCTTTATCGGTCCACAGTTCGGTGATAGTGGCGATCTTTTTGGTGATGGTTTTTTTGTAGATAAGCTCGATCTCCTCGGAGGAAAGCTGATAGCGGGAGGCGACCTTGTAAACGCGGTTGAGGTCATCGCCCTGCCACCAGGCGAAGAGGCCGTTGACATCCGGCGCCGTGATGCGGACGCGCTTCTCGACGGCGTCCCAGGTGACCTTGTAGCAGCCGTCGCCCAGGACGGCGGTATCGATCTCGGTTGTGTAGTCCAGCTCCTGGGCGTTATTCTGGTCGAGTACGGTATAGATGAGATCCTCGGCCTGCTTGGCGGCATCCTGTTCGGCCGGGGTATAGGCTTTGGACACAGCGCGCGGGACAATGGCGCCGGCTTTGGACGAAGGCGAAGCGCCCGCGCCGGGCATCGGCTCGAAGCTGTAATTGATTTCATTCATCAGGAACGAGGTGACCTTGTCCACGGTGATCTTGGCGTAATTGAGCACAAGCTGGCGGTCATTACGGTTCTTGGGCGGCCGGTCCCACTGGCTGCCGTTGTAAAAATCGAGGGCAGCCTTATAATTGGCGAAGCGTTCGCGGTCGAGGTTGGAGAGGTCGGACGGCTTAAAATCAGTCGGCACGGGTGCCTCCCATGGCCACGCGCGGGCGGCTATTTTCGGCGGCCTTGACGCAAAGCGCGAGGCTGATCAAATAATCATCGTGTCCCTCGAGGGGATCTACATAGAAATTTATGGTCTGATTGGGACGGTAAAGGCTGCGGGCCTTCTCCATCTCCAGCATAAACTCCGCGAACTCACTGCTGCCGTCCCCGGCGTAGCACTGTACGCGCCCCGAATTCACGAAGGCGATAAGGTCAAAGCCGAGCTGGGACTTGGACTGCTGGGTGAATTTGAAGGGGGTGATGCGGGAGCCGCAGGACTTCTGCAGGAAGGCGGCCAGCGGCTCGCCGATGCCCGTGGCATCGCAGAGGACGCGGCTGCAGTTCCATTTATTGCGTACCAGGTCCACGATCTGCGGGTGCAGGACGTGGTGCGGGGTGCCGATCCAGGCGTAATGCTCGACTATTTTGATTGACGGCTCCCTGCCGCCGTTGAAGGACACGGCGCCGATGGTGATGACCGTGGCATCGCGCTGGGGGCGGGTGAGCACCAGGCCGTCGAGCTGCTCGTCCTGACCGGCATAATCAATGCCGGCGACGTAGATAGTGCCCTCGGCGCGGGAACGCTGGCGGGCATGGGCGCCGGTAAGGCGTGCGAGCTGGGCGCGGCTGAAAAGGCGGCCGCTGGCCGGGAGGGGCAGAAGGCGGTACTGAGTGCGGAAGAGCGGGTGGTCCTCGCCCAGGCGGGCGCGCTCAGACTCAACGAAGGCGGCATAGCCAGGGTTGCAGGCCGCGACAACATCCCAGGGGAAGCGGAAGTGGCGCTTGACGCCGTCCTCAGCTTCGAGATCGAGGTTGAGCCGCTTGGTCTGTTCGAGGAGAGTGCCGTCGTCCCAGGTGGTGCCGTAGTGCACCGTGGTGGCATTGGTGGAGCTGGCCATGGGGCGGAACTCCTTGGAATACTTATCCTGATTGATATCCTGAGACTCATCCACTTCCAAAAGCAGGTCGGCGGTATGGCCGACGACATTGGAGCTTTCGTCCGCGGAAAGGAAGACCTGGCGGGCGGCGCCCAGCCGCATGATGTAGCCGTACTCGGCCTGCCAGATGCCATCGTAGCCGAATTCGCCCAAGCGGTCCTTGAGGCGGTTCATGGATATGAGGGTCTGCGGCTTGAAGGTGGGTGAGCACTTGATGGAAGTGCCGCCTTTAGCAATAAACATCGTCAACAAAAGGACCTCAATATGCGCCGAAAGCTCGTTCTTGCCGCCCTGTCGGGAGATCTCAACCGAAAAGGTCAGGCCTTTGCCATGCAGGATACTGTCGAAAATGGCCTTGGCTACTTCCTGCTGATACGGTCGTAATTCCATCTTTTACTGAATAAATGCTTTTATTCCCAGGGGGACGGCGATATCCGTAAGCACCTTGCCGATGGCATCCTTGAGCGACCTGTTGCCTCCCGAGCTGATATGGAACCTGGTGCGCACCATGCGGGCGATGGTCGTGGCGGCGAGCAACTGAAGGTCAATGCGCTGGGGGTGCTGGTCCATAAGGGTGAGAAGCTTAACGCGTATGACGGCTATTTCCTCGTCAATACCTTCAACGTCGCGTGCCTGGTCAAGCTGAAGCTTCTGAGCTTCGTCAAGAACCCGGCTGTAGAACCCGTGCTTGCGGGCGTTCTGGTTGCCCCTGGGGGCGCCTATCTGTTTCTTTTCTGTCATGAATTACTTTAAGCAGCCCATAGACGATAACCAGAGCTGCCAGCTCGTAATTACATTCTTGAAGCGCCTTTTCAAGTAAAGACATGTGCGTTGATTCCCATAATAGCACATTTGTGCTCATTAAAAAAGGGGGTTTTGTCACAAAATTGGAAACCCATTATGTCTTATGCTACTTCCTCTATTTTGATATAATGGTCAAATTGTAAATTCGAATACGGAAGTCCGGGAGGGCGTATGATTGCAGAGCCGCAACCGAGAACATTTAGTTCTTTGATAAACAACATTGAAGAGGGACAAATCAAAATACCCCAGTTTCAAAGGAATTTTGTTTGGGAATTAAAAAAATGTACGAGTCTGCTTGATAGTATTGTAAAAGGTTATCCAATTGGGACATTAATTTTCTGGAAAACCAAGGAAAGACTAAGGGCTATACGAAATATAGGCGGATGTGACTTACCCGAACCTAACGAAAGTGACTCAGTTGAATATGTATTAGACGGTCAACAGAGATTGACAGCCTTATTTGCGAGTTTAAAAGGACTGGAAGTAGAAAGAGCTAATGCTAAAACTGATGATTTTAAGGAAATGTATATTGACCTGGAAGCCAAAGACGATGATACCATAGTAATTACAGATATCACAACCAAAGACCCCGAAGCGATCATCAGGATTACGGACTTACTAAATGGAGGTATAGCTCTTCTAGCAACATATCCGAGCAAATATCTCGATAAATTGGACCAATACAAAAGTCGAATGCAATCCTATAACTTCTCAACCATACAAGTGACAGAAGCGGCTCTTGATATTGCCACAGAGATTTTTACAAGGATCAACATTGGGGGAAAGCCTTTAACATTATTTGAGATAATGGTGGCTAAAACATTTGACTCAAAAGACAATTTCGATTTATCTGAAAAGTTTATGGAATTAATTGAAGATTTGAAACCACTAAATTACGAGACAATATCAGATGCAACTGTCTTGCAAACTGTATCACTTATTATCGACAGCGAATGCAAGAGACAGACCATTTTGAAGTTGGATAAAAAGGATTTCATAAATATTTGGCCCAAAGCGATTGCTGCCATAGAAAGCGCAGTTGTATATTTTAAACAATTCTACCGAATACCAGTATCTCAATTGCTACCATATAATGCATTAATCGTACCCTTTTCATATTTTTTCTATCATCATCCGGATACACCCACTGGAGACAAACAAAAATACCTGCAAGATTTCTTTTGGAGATGCTCGCTTTCAGGGAGATACTCGTCAGGGGTGGAAGGCAAATTAGCCCAGGACATTAAACGAATTGATACCATATTGAAGGATGTACTTCCGTTATATGAGTGGAGTATAGATACTTCACCTGAATTCATAAAACAAAATGGTTGGTTTAGTGCCGGAAGGAGCTATGTTAAAGCCATATTATGTATCTATACGTATCACCAGCCAGAATCCTTTAATAACAACGCCCTTGTTAATCTCAGCAATTATTGGCTAAAACAAGCCAATAGCAAGAACTATCATCATTTTTTCCCCAGAAGTTACTTAAAAAAGAACGACAAGGAAGCTATAGCTAATCATATTCTGAATATAACTATAGTTGATGATTTTCTCAATAAAAGAGAAATCAGAGACCAGGCGCCTTCCAAATACATGAAGAAATTCAAAAATTTAAATCCGCATAATTTACCCGATGCTATGAAGACGCATCTTATTACGGATCTAGATAATTTTGGAATATGGACTGATGATTATGATCTATTCATAGAAAAACGAGCCCATATAGTCAGCAAGGAGCTACAAAAGAGAATTATTAAACAAGATATTGATTATAAAGCTCAGCCAGCACTAATAAATGATTACGATGAAGAAGCGCCGGAACCCATTGAACTATGAAAATAGATATTTGATGCCGTTCAGTGAGGTACAATAATGACAATTTTGATTAATCGAATGCCGCCTAAAGGTGAATTATTTCGAGGAGAAATTAACGATTTATCTGATTAT